TTACATTCCTACTGCGTTATCCTTCTTCTGACCATCAACAGGAAAGTATCGGTAAAGCGTCGATAACCCTACCCCGTAAATAATGGCCAACTGCTTGCGGGTGTGCCCCTTCGCCAATAGCCGCCCAATCTGCTCTCGCTCATGCGATTTTAATGCGTTGGGCCTTCCACCTACGCGTCCCTGTGCCCTAGCTGCTGCCAGCCCGGCCAGCGTTCGTTCGACGATTAGCTCGCGCTCCATCTCCGCCAGTGCAGACATCACGTGGAAAAAGAAGCGCCCCATGGCAGTGCTGGTATCAATACTGTCTGTTAAAGAGCGGAAGTGGGCACCGCGTTCATGTAACTCTGATATCAGTGCGATCAAGTTCTTAACGCTGCGTCCCAGCCTGTCCAGTTTCCATACGACCAGGGTGTCTCCGCTATTAACGCACTTTAAAGCGCGTTTAAGACCGGGACGGCTGGCAACTTTCCCGCTCATACGGTCTTCAAAAATGCGGTCACAGTTTGCGCTTGTGAGGGCATTGCGCTGTAAATCGCTGTTCTGGTCGATTGTTGATACGCGGATATAACCAATGACGGCCATCAATTCTCCTCCTCTATGTCGCGGTGGGAGGATTTTTACAGATTTCGCTATGTGTAACTGCTTTTCCAAAAACCTTGGTTTGGGAACAGCGGCAACAAAGAACGTCGGCACAGGGACAAATCAGCTCCCAGATATGGGGACGTTTGCTGCTACGAAAGCGGTTGTGGGCTATCAGAAACTTCCTTCAGGGTTAATCATTCAGTGGGCATCCGCTGACAGCACTGCAAGCCAAATAAGCGGTTCAGTATCGTTGCCAACCTCTTTTCCTTCAGGGATAGCATTCGCAATCATTGGTGACAGGGTTGAAGATGGTGGCGTCAGCGCCGTCAGCATGGCCTGGAATCGACCGGGCTCAACAAAAAGCTCTGTCGCCTGGGTATCAACCGCTGCGCCGGGTGCATTTAACGTTTTAGCGATAGGATATTAAGATGCAATATTCACCTTCAACGAATGGTTTTTATGCTGAAGAAATTGGCTATGATTTTCTTCCGCCAGACGTCATGGATATTACCGACGAACTTTATGCTGAATTACTTGAGGGACAAAGCGAGGGAAAAGTCATCACTCCAAACGGCAATGAACCCCCTTATCTTTCTGAACCGGCTGTCGATTATGTCGCAATTGCTGAGCAACATCGGCAAAAATTGCTTCGTCAAATCGACGATGCCACAGCTGACTGGCGAGTTGAGTTAATGCTTGACGATATTAGTGATGAGGACAAAGAAAAATTGTCTGCGTGGATGGCATATAAAAAAGTTGTGAAAGCCGTTGATACATCAACGGCCCCTGACATTATCTGGCCTACACCTCCGGTGGAATAGGCCAATCGATATCCGGTGTACTGGAGGTATCAACCGTCTCCAGTTCATCAAGATAATCAAGCCACAGATTATATTGTGCTTTCTCTGTATCCGTCAGTCTGCCAAGCGTAGCTTTGCCGGGCCACTGTTTACTGTCCATATAATTATTAGCTTGAATGATTCGAGCCTGCTTGTCCGCATCAGCAGTCGCTATGTCAGCAGCATGCTGAGCAGCGGTATCTGTTACCCATTCCCTACCATCCCATTTATCGTGCGGTGTCGAGGGGGCAATAGTTGTATAACCTTCGTGTATTGGACCGATATAATCAACAGTTGAAGCTGTGGCGTTTTCTGTTGAGTACATAAGTTCCCCCCGATGGTCATCCTCTTGATTCCAGCCACTCCCGGTAAATACTGCAACTTGACCAGCGATCTCTCCACCAGGATCGATGTCGGTTGAATAGCCAGGCATGCTTACTCCGATGTTAATATATTCATCAGACCAGCCGGTATATTCCTTCGTGTCATGCGAAAAATAAAAAACGCGTAATTCCCCAGCTTTGGTAGCTAATCCATTTTTATCAAAAACAGGTGTCATTATTTGGCCCTCACCAGGAAGTTAAACGCGATATTGCGGGGGCGGTTTTCCGATGCCGTTGGAACGACTTTGGAGGCGTCGAATGTTGCTGCTGGGGAGCGGTCATTCATCTTCCCTGTCACATGAGATGCATATGTTCCTAGTTCCCCACTTAAAGAAAATGCGCCACTGGCATTTCTGAAAAGCATACTCTCCATATCAGTATTAGAACCGCCGGTTAAAAACCCTGTGATATTACGAATTGCATCACCCTGGGCACTAAGTAGCGTTCGTCCGCTATCTACCCCACGCCCGTCATCCCAGACTCGGAGAAATTCTCCGCGAGCCTCAGTTAACTTAAGCGAAGGAATAACCAAGGCTAGTTTAGGGTAGGTATCTGCTGAGAACGTCGCACCGTTAAATTTCAGAAACACCATATTTGACCATTCCGGCATAACGGTATTTGGCATTGCAGATGCGGGCCAAAAGAACGGAATCCCGATAGCGGGTGTACCTGCTCCTAAACCAAGGTATTCGAGAAGAGCTGCAACTGATTTCCCTGATAATGCCGTTAGCGTGTTATCCAGCGGCTGCTTACCAGCCAGGGCATTTGTCATGGTAGTAGCAAAATTAGGATCGTTACCCAAAGCCGCCGCCAGTTCGTTCAGCGTATCTAGCGCCTCAGGAGAAGAAGCAACCAGTGCAGCAATTGCCGCTTTGACGAATGCTGTGTTGGCCAGCTGTGTGTCATTGGCCGTTTGCGCAGCGGTTGGCGCTGTCGGCTTACCAGTTAATGCCGGACTGGACAAAGGGGCGTAATCAGCAACCACCGACTTGACGTGTGCCGTTGTGGCCAGTTTGGTGCTGTTATCCGTTTTGGGCTGGGTCGGCGCTGTTGGCGTGCCAGTGAACGTCGGGCTGGCCTTCGGCGCGTACTGGGTATGAGGGTCTGCTGCCGCGATGTGTGCAGCCAGGTCTGTTCCGCCTTTTTTGACCATCTGTTTAAGGTATGAAGTGCGGCTGGCCAGCTGTTTAGCCTGACGGTTAGATATCCCGTCAGGCCCGCCCAGTACGGGGTCAGAGACCTCTATCTGGTAGATGCCGTCTTCCCACTGCGGGGTTTCGGGTAGGTTTGCCATAATTAACTGCTCCCGTGGTTATAGCTGCCGTCATAGTTGACGGTGTTGTTGTAGCGAATGGCGACAGACTGATACTCAAGGCTCGCCAGATGGCAGCGGGCCGGAGCAAAGGCTGCGAGCGTCTGACGTAACAGTGCCGCCTGATCGTTAGTAATGGGCTGTTGAAGGATGACGCGATAGACCGCCCAGGCTTCCACATCGCCATGGACAAAAAGCCCGTTGTAAGTGTGTTTGCCGTCGTAGCCGATCTGGCCAGTGCCTTCAATCAGATCCACTTCGCCGAAGCCGAAACGGCGGATAATTTCCCGGATTGACCACGGCGTCCCTTTGTAGCGGTGCAGCTCGATAGCGGATTTGATAAGCATGCGGCGTACATCGTCCGACTCCGCAAGCTCCCAGCCATCGCCGAACAGTGAGAACTGCTCGCCCAGCCATGGCAGCGCGGAACTGTCGACGATATCGACGAGATAGACCATCAGTACGCTCAGGTCGATGTTATCCAGCCGCCCGGCCAGTCTTCCCAGCGTTCTGAGGCTGATATCACCCTCAAGCGGCGGCGGAAGTTGTAGCGGCTCAGCCATCGGATACTCCGGTCATGTTGAGAGTAATTGCAGTGCAGTTTGCCCATTCGTTTTCTGCCACCACCCGCAGTGCCGGTATCACCAGTTCGACCTGATATACCCCGGAGACGGACAGCACGCTGATAATCTGGCTAGGAACAATATCGCGCCCCAGTGTGGCGGTACGGGATGCCACCCAGTTCTGAATGGCACTGTTAGCGTTGTCCTTTACCGAGTTGGCATCCTGGTCGCGGTAGATCGTGATATTGGCTTCAATGGCGTAATCCACCTGCAGAGGCGTTTTAACCCGCACGGTATCAGTGAGCGGTCTGACTTTTTCATCCGAACAGAAACTCTCTACCAGCGTGAGGATGCTGTCGTCCGGCAGGCCGGTGCTGAGCAGCGGATACAGCTCTACGGTGCCGGGAACCGGGGAAAGCACGGCAACATCGACGATGTTGGGATGGGCCTGCATGGCATGAAAGCGGTATGCCATACGGCTTCCGGCGTTGGTGAATGACTCCGGGGCCAGTTTGATACGCTCGCGAAGCCTGTCATTGTCTTCCTGCTCAGAACCGCCAGAACTGGCCACCAGATTGGTCACCTGCAGGTCGACGTTATCAATCTCATCAAGCAACTGACTGACCTGCGCAGGTTGCCAGCCGTTGCCAGCGGCTCCCGGTTCGGTACAGGTGGCCGTGGCATTGACCAGAAGCAATCCGGCTTTCAGCACCACGTCCGTATCGGTGGCGAAAATAATGCTGTCGGAAGCGCTGACGCGGGTGCCTGCCGGAATCAGCACATCAATGGCCAGCGCCTCATCCACGGAGAACTGGAGCGTGGTGGTGGCAGGCTGCGCGGCCAGTCGATATACACCGACCAGTTCACCGAGATAATCAATCATCGGCTCACGGGCAAAGGCGACCAGATTCTGTTTGGCCGCTTCCTGCGCCGCGACCCTGACCAGCATTTCGCGGTAGGCCCACAGGTCAATCAACAGGCGCTCAGCCTGAGCGGGGTACAGCGTTTTGCCGGTTGCAGTTTCGTACTGTGCAATCATTTCAGCCGTGATTTTGTCAGCATCACGTTCAATAAAATCGGGTTCTGTCAGCGCCATAGCAACTCCTGAGTCCGGGGCTGTCCGTCAGAGCCTTTCCAGCTCACCCGGAGCGTAAGATGTTCGCCATCGACGGCGGGTTTAACCGACATAAGCTGGCAGCGAGGCTCCCAGCGGCGGATGGCATCGACGGATTCGCGCACCACATGCGGAATAGCCCGGTCAATAGGCCAGTCGATATAAAGATGCAGATTGCTGCCGAACTCCGGGCGATGCGGGTCGCTGCCGCGAGGAGTACGCAGGATGATTTGAATGGCCTGCCAGATATCATCCAGCCCCCGGACGATTTCGCCAGGGGCCTGCAGAGCCGGTTGCCAGAATACGGAAGTTGTTTTCATGGGGGCAGTATTGCCCCTGTGCGGGAACGCCGATATTAAAGGCGTTTAAGAAGATTCAGTGGGAGTGGTGGTTGGAGTTATCGCCGTCTGACAACATGCTGCCGGTTGAGTGAACGTTCCCGTTGATTTCAAGATTACCGTTCACTGTGGTGGTGTCAGCGGTCAAATCAATGGTTTTCCCCTTCAGGCTGATACCCACCGCAACTTCGATCACCACATGCTCAATACCGCCTTTGACCTTCAGAGTATGGGTCTCGCGGTTATAGCTGAACTCTGCGCCATCCGCGTATTTCGTGCCCCGGACGTTTTTGTCGCTTAACGGCGGTTTATCAACTTCTGAGTACACCGCGCCCAGAATGACACCATCCTCGCCGTTGGCATCGAGCAGCACCTCAACCTGCTCCCCCACGTCAGGGAGCCAGTAATCCTTGTTATTCTGGGTGTTGCGCTGGAGTACATTAAGCCAGTTAGTGCGCAGGTTATCGCACTCAGGCAGACGAACGCGGGCCTGAACCTTGTCGGCATCAACAGCGCTGACCGTGCCGACCTGACGGGTGACAACAGACATTACTTATCTCCCTTTATTACCGTGGATGTGGTGCCATCGTATTTGTAGACGGTCAGTGTCTGGCTCTTGCCGTTCTTTTTACCTTTTTTCGCCTTGCCCTGCGTGACCGGCCCTCGTGCCACTTCCAGTTCTGTGATGTAGCCGCTGTTACGGTCAAACGCATGGCGGGCAGTGGTTATCAGCCACGGCCCGGATAACTGACCAAAACCCACCAGTTCAATTTTGTTGCCTGCTGTCAGTTGAGGTGTCCCCATCAGCGTCAGGGAGCCGTTCTGCTGATATTCGTTATGCCTGGCCAGCGCCGAATCTGCTTTAATCCGGGCGCTGTCCGGGTCGCTGACGCGGCTGTTAACCTTCAGTGAATCAGCGCTGGTGACTTTTGCCAGTTTGACCTGTTTATCGCTTTCACTGGTGCCACCGGCAACCTCGTAGGCGATCAGCTTTTTATCGCTGCTCTTCTGGTGTTTTACCTTCGCGGATTTGTATACGCGGTTGATGGTGTCACGCAGGGAAAAACTGGACACATCCTGTGGCTTCAACTGTTTTACCGGCTCCTGACCGCGCAGCGTGGCCAGATGAGAGAAAATCAGCTGGTCGCTGACCACTTTCACCGCATAACCATACTCGCTGGCCAGTCGACGCAGGAAGCCCACGTCCGTTTCAGCATACTGTGTAACGCGGTCAATTTTGATGGACTCAATACTGCCAACCAGCTTCAGCTGATGCTTTTTGGCAATCCGCCCGGCGATGGCCGCCAGCGTGGTGCTCTCGAAACCGCGACTGGATTTTGTCCGCAGGGCGTTATTGACCGACGTGGCAACGCCACGGATAGCGACAACGGACGCGGGCGAACTCACCTCGATCTCGTCTATCGAGAACGTACCACAGGACAGCAGCTTCTCGCCCTGATAACCCATTTTCAGCGTCAGCGTGTCACCCTTGCCCGGATACCACTTATCCAGCCAGCGGCCATCGGTGTCGTCCAGCTCCACCTCAATGGTATCGGACTCGCTTTTGATGTTATCGCTGTAGGTTACGCGAGTGACATAGGGGGCGATATCGGTGGTGATGTTCTTCTGCAGATACCACAGCGTGAATACCGGACTCAGAACATCGCTGACGCCGGTTAACGCTGATGCGGCCTGTGTGGTGCTGTTTATCTCAGCCATGGGGCAATATCCTCTTCTGTGGTGGCTTCTTCAGCCTCGATAACCGGAATCAGTAACAACAGCCCGGAGGGCAGCACCGGCGTGATGGCCACGTGCGGATTGGCGGCAATTATCCGGGGATAGCCCAGCGGGTCGCCATAGTACTGCCATGCGAGAGAGTCCCAGCGCTCTCCGTCACGGGTGACATGCTCAAGAAACATCACACGCTCCTCGCCAGAATTTTGGCTGCCATAGCGCTTAACCCCGGCGACATACGGGTGAAGGTGGTGCTGGCGGAGTTAAGCTGCCCGGAAACGGCATCCAGCGCCGCCGCGATATTGCTGCCGTCCACTCCGCTCAGCGAAGACTGTGCCTGTTGTACATACGTGGCCGCATCACTGGTGGCTCTGGCCAGACTGATGGCATCATGCATGGATTCTGAGAGCGCATTAAATGCCGGAACGCTTTGACCTAACGCGCCGGACACGTTGCCCAGTCCACTCATCAGCCCCGGCACGCGGGTCAGTGCGACGGCGGGGTTATCCTTCATTTTCTGCGCCACCCGAACGGCACTGATGGTGGTCTGGAGAACGGACTGCGCCTGTTTGGCATAATTGACGCCGTCGCGGACGTACTGCGCCACCCCGGAAGGTGAAGGAACGGCGCCCGAAATCGCACCGACGCCAGGAACCTGCGTGCGTATTGCTGGTGGCTTCAGCGGGTTCTTCGGATCGCCGATATACTCCCGCAGAGATGCAGTGGCGTTGACGGCCAGCACATTGCCTGTGCTGTCCGTCTGTTCGCTGGTCGCGGTCACGTCGGTAATGACGAACCAACCACGATAGTCACCATTCCCGAAGACCAGCGCCAGCGCCTGATGGGCTTTCATCGCCGTTCGCAGGCGTGCCAGCTCCACGTCGGGCACACAATAATGCTGATGGAAAACCAGGCTTATCTGGATTTCATCCAGCTTATCGCCGACGAACTGCAGGCCGGGCTTTCCTTCGATGCGGGCATGTTCGACATAATCGACGCCGAACGTGGCTTCGAAGCCGTCCCAGTAGGTAATCAGTTCAAATTCAATATCACCCAGTACTGCAAACATCAGCTGTACCTCCTGCGTTGTTGCTGAGCCAGCAGACGCTCCAGCATTTTCTCCAGTTCATGCAGGCTCATATTCAGTGCGCCGGTCAACCCGTCAGGCGCTGCAGTTTCTTTGCCATTAAGGAAAAACTGAGGATTAAAGCTGACCTGGATACCGCCAGATGTTCCGCCGCCAGTTGAAGCTGCGCCATGCCCTGAATATCCCGCAGCCATGATTTCCGGCGACGGGATACGGGGAACATCCGGCGTCATTTCGTTCGCGATACGTTGCCCGGTTAAAGTGGGAGCCGCAGCGGGTATCCGCATAGCTGGCATGGGCGACAGGCTGTTAATCAGCTCCCCGAATGCATTTCTGGCAAACGACAATAACCCGCTGATATCAGGTGACGGGAGACTGTAAGCATTCTGGTTTATCTCGCCCGCCCTGCGCTGTTCAGGTAAAGCGGTTGCGGCAGTGGAGAGTCTAATAGCTGGCATGGAAGACAGACTATTAATCACACCCCCGAGTTTATCTCTAGCAGATGACAATAACCCGTCAGTATCGAGCGATGGCATACCGAGACGGAAGCCTGACGTGTTATCAATAATTTTTGGCCCCTGGATACTTGGCGGAGTATTTGGGAACAACTGATTAGCCATTTGCTGTCCGGCCAGTGCCGCGGCTGGCGTGGTGCGCTTAATGCCAATAGAGGCACCTTGGGCAATGTTGTCACCAAAGCCCATAAACACGCGGCTCGGTGAATGGATGCCCAGTTTTTCTTTAAACCAGCCACCGACGTTGTCACCCAGATCGCTAACGGTGGATTTAACGCTTTCCCACTTGTTTTTAATGCCGTTGACCAGCCCGTCAATAAGATGACCACCGAAGTCGGTGAACTGCGCAGGCAAATCAATGCCCAGGTATTTCAGCGCCCCGGCAAAGGCTTTATACAGCAGCCCAACCGGCGACCAGTTGAGTAACAGTTTGCCTATCCCAACGATGCCCCCGTTAAATGCCGTTTTAATGTCAGCCCAGCGCTGTTTGAACCAACTGCTGACAGCCCCCCAGTTGCGATAAATAAGGTAAGCCGCCGCAGCGACGGCGGTGATGGCCAGACCGATGGGATTCATCAGCAGCGCCCGGCCAATCCAGAGAACGGCACGCCCGGCGATCATAATGCCGCGAACCAGCCCCCCTGAGAGCACACCACCCAGTGTTCTGGCTCCTCTGGCGACGGCGCTGAAGCCGGTCACCAGCCAGCGGAGCTTACCGCCTTCACCGAGTGCAAGCGACAGTCGAAGCCAGTTGGCCCGCAGTAAAACGGCATTTTTCCAGACGTTAACAAAGGGGGAAATAAGAAGATTCAGTCCGAGCTTGAGGCCGATGGTGGCCATCTTGAACGCAAGTAATGCTCCGATTACCTGGATCGTACCGCTTACGAGTTGCGGATTAGCCGCGATCCATTTTCCAACGCTGTTCATTATTGGGATGAACGTTTCCCCTAACTGGATCAACGCCGGGCGTAATGATTCACCGATGCTGATAGCCGAGTCGTTAAAGCCAATCAGTGTTCTGCGCCAGCGCCCTTCGAGCGTATCATTCTGTTTCGCTGCATCCTTGTCCAGAGTAGCCATTGCCGAAGGCGTATTCATTTCCTGCTTGTTAGACTGGTATTTATCCCAGCCCTGACGCATCGACAGCAGATGGTTGACGGTCTGAATATCAGTAAAGACTTCCGCCAGTCCGAAGGACTCCATCAGCTTCTGCTGGCCTTCTTGGTCTCCCGAGTCCTTGGCAGCATTCCACTGTTGTACGAAAGCCTTGCCTTTGTCGTCGATGAAGGCATTAGCAATCATCAACGAGGATTCATACTGCGAGAACCCTTGTGAGACAAGGTTCTGCATGGATTTCTGATAATTAATCCCGGCTTTCGCATATTTCTGCATGGTATCGCCTCGCCCCATAGCCGCCAGCCAGTTGGACATATTGGTGACGGCCTCTTCAGATGAGCCGCTGCCTTTACCCACCTCTAGGCTGGAGACGATCTGCATAATCGCTTCTTTGCCTGTGATACCACGGGCAGCAAAAGCTTTGGCCAAACCCGGCAGTGCCTTAGCCATGTCTTTCAGTTCAAACGAGCCGAGTTTTGCACCAGTAGCAGCCATACCAAATGCCTGCTCCAGTTCTTTGGCATCGGTAATTTTGAGGGCATCGCTGAAGGCATAGGTCATTTTGGCGAGGTCGGTCATATCGGCTTTGGTGGCCGTCGCTGTTTTACCCAGCATCTCTGCGAATGTCGCTGCCTGCTTAGGAGCCATACCATCGGCAACCAACTGGCCTACGCCCCCCATCAGGGACTCCTGCAGTTGGTTAACTTTAAGCGAGGCATGCCTGATAGCCAGACCAATCGCCCGCTCCTGTTTTGCATCCAGATCGCCGGTGACACTGATATCACGTAGCTGGGATTCAAATGATGAATATTGTTTGACAGAGGCCATGACCGGTGCGCCCAGCGTTCGGGCGATACCGTAAGTCTCTGCCCCCTGACCATAGAGCGCCATACGGTTGGATTTAAGCGCATCACTGGTGGCCGATACCGCCGACAGACGGCGCTGCTGGCGCTCAATCTGCTCCATTGTGCGACTCACGCGCAGCAGATCGCTGTTGAGGCGTTGCATCCGGGAAGAACCCAACTGACCATAGCGTTCTGTTGCACGGGTTAAAGCGTTCTGACGCTCCTGAAGGCGGCGTGACGTATCGCCGAGAGAGTCAAGGGCGCGTCGGGTACCGCTGACGGCAGAGCGAAAGCTGCTCCCGACAATGCCGCCAATGATGACGCCGACTGAAAATTCACTGGCCACGGTGGTTATCCTCTGAAAGCAAAAAGACAGGAGGGAAATGATGGGGAACCATAAAGAACAGCCGCGAAGTGCGGCTGCTCGGGGCTGGAGAACTACTGATTGTCGCCGTACTCGCTTTTGATTTGCTCTTCAGCCTGATCCAGCCACATTTCCAGATCGTCAGTATCGAGGGCATCAATCTCCCCCGGCTGAAACCTAAACCACCTCGCCAGTAGCCCCTGCGCCTGCATCAGCGTCTTCGTTGCTCTTGCCCAGCCCAGTGATTTGCTGAAATCGTTTCTGTAGATCCAGATAATCCGCTAAATCCATATTATCCAGGTCTTCAGGAAGCAGACCGGTGCTGCGGGAAATCAGTGGTTCATCCCAGTCATTCGGGTCTTTGTGGACTTTTTTAACCTGCTTGAGGTCTTTAACCGTCAGGCGTTTAAGGGTGAGCTGGGGGATTGATTCACCCGCCGCTGTGGTGAAAGGGTATTTCAGAATAAAGAGTTCAGCTTCAGATTTGGTTTGTGACATGCTCGTGCTCCTGTGTAAGTTCAGAGCAGTATGTCCGGTAAGGAGTGCGACAGATATTAAAGGGGATTAAGAAGAAAGGGGCCGAAGCCCCTGTGATATCAGTGAGTGCGAAAACCCTTGCAGTTGCGCAGGAACGCAATGAGAAGTGCCTTTCCTTCGGCTTTACCGATGCCAGTGAACCAGTGGTCGGGTGGCGTCCAGGCTTCAATCAAATCAGCCAGCTTGCGGGCCTTTGAACGGGTACAGTCAATCGGATCATTGGTTTTGCGGATATTAAAAAGGTTTTCCACCCCCGGAATATCCAGAATGGTGAACCAGGTACCATTCCCCATGCCGATAGAACCACAGTTCTCGCCTTTGTCTTCAATCTCAACGGTCAACGTCAGCCCCCGATATTGATGCGGTAGTCAGTCAACTGGTCAACACCGCCGACGCGGAAGATGTTGGCCAGATAGTCCAGCTCCAGCAGCTCTTCACCGTCCAGCACCTGTTTGATGTACGTGCAGGTGAAGCTGCTGGAGAACTCGGCGTTCTCATGCTGTTTGAATGTCCCCAGCGGGTTTTTCTTGAACATGATCGTCAGGAAGGTGACCAGCGGGATTTCATCAATCAGCCCCTGTGAGCTGTAGCGCTGCACACTGGAGCGGCACTGCAGGGCCAGCGATTTATACGGATTAGCGGCTGACAACATGGCATCGCGATAGAAGCTGTTCCACTTGATCTCGCCTTCCATTTTGTCGAAGCCTGCCGGGAGTTCCACCTTGCCCACCATCCCCAGCGCCTTGTGCTCCTGCATGGTCATGGACACATCAGGGAGTTTGACCTCCTCGGCCCGGCCCAGCAGGTTAGCGCCATCGAGGTAGATGTTGGCATTGGTGATGCGGTTGATTTCAATCTTTGCCATCAGCTATTCCCCTTCAGGGTTAACAGGTATTCCGAGGTGATCTCGGTCTCAAATGTCAGTCGCTCCAGCGGCGGTGGCGGCGTGTATTTGTAGCTCAGTAACAGGTGACCGGCGGCCAGTTCCGTCTCTTCGTTACGGGCCGGGTCGAACCAGCATTTAAAGCCCAGCAGCGCACCGTCGCCAATCAGCTTACGACCATAGGCGTTGACCGATTCCGTCAGCGCATCAATCAGTGCCTGGGTGATGGGCATATCGATGTACTGCTGGCTGAAGTAGCGCAGGGACTCGTTGATCACATCGCCAGTGCGACGCACGTTCTCAAAGTTGCGCATATGGGTCACCGTTGGCCACGCCGCCATACGGTTGCCCCACAGGCGCAGGCCGCTGCCGTAGCTGCTGAAGACCGTGGTGATACCCTGTTCGTTGAGCAGGTTTACTTCGCTCTGCGGGTCGTCAATCATCGCCGACAGCTGACGCTCCACGCCGGTGATGCCCATGATTTCCTGGTTGGATGAAGACCACCAGTAGCCTTTATCCAGGTCAACTTTGGCACGTAGCCCGGCAGCACGCTGGCTCAGTGGTTCCAGCCTTTCGCTGTTGGTGGCTGCGTCATAGACCTTAACGTGCGGATAGCACAGACGGACGCGGTCGGAACTGGTGTTAAAGTTGATAGTGCCTTCCGGGCCACGTCCCGTCAGCGCCTGCGCAAAGGTGGTGCCAATCGGCGCATCGATATAGGTCACCGCTCCCAGCTTCTCAGCCATGGCGATAAGCTCAACAGAGACGCTGTTCTGGGTGCAGAACACCGGGGCTATCAGGATTTTGGCGAAGTAGCCAAACAGGTTAAAGCTGTCGTTGAGCAGCTTCATGCCAGTACGGTTGCCCGCCGCGTTAACAGCACCGATGATATCAGCCGGGGTGACTTTGGTCGGGTCCGCATAGTTATAGCTGGCCGTCGCCGTTGCGCCCGCCGCAATGCTTTTCCCGAGGCTGGTGATCACGCCGCTCTGCGCATCAAGCGAGTAGTCTTCACCCTCGACATAAGGCTGACCATCGCTGTCTGGTTTCAGTACCAGCTGCGCGACCACTGGATTAGCCAGCCGGGCCTTGCCCGTCGCTTTATCGAACGTTACATCTTCATCGGCTACAGCGGTTTTATGCACAGCCGGATCAAGCACGTTGATCACCAGAACGGTGCCTGCGCCATGGTCGTAGATGGCATCCAGCGCTTGCGGGATGGTAAAGCCGGTAAGCTGGTTGCCAAATGTCGCTGCATCTTTCTCAGACAGGCACTGCACCAGCGTATTGACGTCACCCATCGGGGCGGTACCAATCAGGCCAATTACAGCAGACTTCACCGTCTTAACCGGGCGGGCACCGTTTTCGACCTCAATGGTTTCGACACCATGCAGATAGTTAGCTGCCATGGGAGTCCTCCGTTTTCACATCGTTGTCGCCGCCGTTCCTGCGCTTTGGTAACTGAGGCGCGGGTGTGCTGGCAGGTTTGGTTTCTTCAGGCACCGGCGTCAGGTGCTTCAGCGCCACCAGAACCGTCACATACTCATGGTTCTCTGGCAGGGAGACGTTCTTCCCCGGCCAGAGCAGGATTTCGGTTCCGTCCGACAGCGTGACGCCGCTGGCCGGGCCGGAATAGCGGTATTCTTTCATCACTCGCTTTCCTCATAATTCACTTCGGTTAACAGCGGGCCGGACGGTAAGCCGCTGTCTTCGATAAAGACGCTTTCAGTGGCAAAGTCGAGGGCGTACTGCCACAGCCCCTTGACCTCACCGATAAACACCTCGCGGGTCAGCCAGATACGACGGCGGCAGTTCGGCGGGGTGTAGCCGCCGAGAATGCGGCGCACCACGTCGAGCACATCCACCGCGCCCTGTTTACCGTTGAGCTGGCGGAAGACAACCGTGACGCACAGCTGGATGGTCTGAGGCTGGATCACCGCACCGATATCATTGGGCTTGTCGAAGCGCGAACCGGCATAACTCACCAGCAGCGCTCCTTTCGGATGGTTGAGGCGATATTCCGCTGGTTTCTCCGGGAAGTATTCCACCGCCAGCATCGGGAGTTTCTCCTTAAGGCGGGCGACAACCGCATCAATAACGGGCAGAACGTTCATCAGTATTTCTCCAGTAAGCCATCGCGCCCGCCAAAGGTGGGACGGCGTGCCCGTGCCCGGATTTCACCGGACTCAGGCACATCTTTCTGAGTCGACTGCAGCCCCAGCGTGAGTTTTCCGTCACGAATAGCCTCCAGTTGCCGTCGTGCTTCCTTGTTATCGTCCTTCACGGTGTCAGGCAGGTCACCTTCAGGGCGGCGGACGTACAGGCGGTAACGGGTCAGCGTGATGGCAATGTCGCGCAGAACGGTCGGTACTTCCGACAGCGGCAGGGTATAGCGCCCACGCAGGTGGGCATCTATCAGTTCACCGGCGTAGCGGATGCAGCTCTCAACCACGGTAGCATTGACCGGAGGCTGCTCATCAAAGCCAACCGACTCGTTAGTCAGCTCAATGAGCGTCCTTTCCGGTACCTGCTCAAGCAAATCCGCCAGGGTGCAGTACATGTCACACCCCGCGCAGGATGCGGATAACGTCGCCTTCTGCTAGCGCCTCATCCAGCGCAATCCCGGCAGAGATACCCGCAGGGGTATCTCCGGCTGCGGGGACCTGAGGAACGGCGCAGGCGTTGGCATCCGACTGTACGTTCTGGCCCTTAGTGACAGCTGCACCGACCTCGACGGCAACGATACCCAGAACGTTAACTGGCGTTAAATCACCGGCAGCAGCATCGACTTCTGCCACCCCAAGCGCCACGGCTCCGGCCTGACAGGGGGCGTTATCGGCCCCGACAAAGCGCTGCTGCGTGAGAGCCGCGCTTGCCATCACGGTGGTGGTCAGAATGACCTGTTGAGTTGCGCTCATTATCGTCCCCTTATTTCACGATGTTGCTGATGAGATACCCGGCATCGCCACCGACCACGGCGACTTTGTAGATATCGGTATAGCGGCAGTAATTCACCTTGCCGCCTGCGCCATCGTACTTATCGGCAACGGGCATGCCTTTACGGCGCAGGGTGTAGCCGAACGACGGTTCATTTTCATCGGCACTGGTGGTTCCTGGCTGGGGCTTGCCGACGTAATGCAGCATCAGGTTGTCGGCCCAGATATCGGACGGCTTTTTGTCCTTATCCTGGGCATCCTTCATGGAGGCCATAGAGACCGGCTCGCCGACCACCACGTCGTCCAGCTGGAAAAGGTCTTTCAGGATTTCAAGGGTGATGCGTTTGCGCTCGTTAGCCCCAATCGCCGCCTGAATGGCCGGGTGGAACTTCAGCAGCGACATCACGCTGGCCCCCATGGTCATCAGGTTCGGGCGCAGGCCCGTTTTGTTACGCACGGCTTCGATACCGGCTTCGATAATGCCAATCGGGTCACCTTTACCGCCAACCCAACGCTCAGCTGCGGCCAGGGCTTTGACGCTCCCCTGGACATAAACTTTCGGATCCTGAGCCAGGCGGGCGGCATACAGTTCGCGCTTCAGGTTGACGCCGTTCGTTACGCGGCGAATGGCCTTGGATTCTTCATTGAACATTGACTCGGCTTTTTCGCGATAGTCCACTGGCGCGGCCAGATCGTGTTCATTAAGTACCAGGTCAAGGCTCCCGGTTTTCTCACGCACCAGAACGTTACTGTCAGCTCCTACGGCACGCTGGGTTTCGAACTCAACGAATGCCGTTTTGCCGAAGGTAGGTACTGTCACACCTTCTTTATCGGTCTCGACAATCGGGAAGATGCGCTCGCCAATGAAGGCCGCATTTTTATAGCCGCGTGCGATGCTGGTCAGCACCGGGTCAACGACGCGCTTACCCTTTAAATAGTCAGACATGTTCTCTCCTTAATTACAGGCAGCGGGAGACAGCAGCGTCGTAGCTGATGCCTTCTTTTTTCGACAAATCCAGCGCTTTCTGATGCAGCGCCAGACGCTCTGGATCGGCTTCGGCAAACTCTGCAGAAGACGTTGAAACACCAGCATCCACACGGTCTTTGGTCGCGTGTTCGCTAAAGTTCAGCACCGGTGCAGCGCCATCCAGCAGCGTCTTGAACGCCGTGGCAAGCGGTGTGCGGGTATCGCCTTCGGCAAATTCCACAGGCTTATCGCCAGCAGAGACCGCATCCAGAATGGCGACAACAACGGGCTTCGCTGCCGGGGCCAGTTGACCGCCGCTTACCAGCTTTTCAGCGTAGGAAACGTTGTCAGCGTGCAGCTTCTCCTGCTTGTTCTTCGCATCCAGCGCGGCTCGCTGGGTGGCATCTGCCTTCAGGCGGGTGTTTTCCGCCTGAAGGGCTTCAATTTCTTCTTTGGTCATCGCGTCATTCTCTTGTTGAGGGTTAGGGTTTGGTTCGCTGAAGTCCGGCACGGCTTTCACTGGATCGCGGTACGCTTCTTCACGCAGGGAATCCACCTGCCATGACGGAAGTACCTTGTCGGTTTCATCCAGCCCGAACTGGCCAATCAGAAAGTCCCGCAGCCGACCCCAGAGAGAGGCATTGGTGATATCGCCCCAGTCAGCAAACTCGACGACGCCTTCTTCTGACTCACCAAATGACACCTGCTTCAGCCCCTTAATAGAGGGAGGCTGCGCCCCCAGAAAACCGACGTGGCGAAGGTAAAGCGTGCCGGGTTTCGGGTTATTGGGTGAGTCCGGGAGATAGAACGAGGCGGAGACTTTCTTGAAGCGTCCGTTGCCTACCAGCTCGGCAAACTGCGGGTCGAGCTGTTCAGGCTCGGCCAGCAGGTCAGCGCCGCTGAGTGACAGGGATTTCACCCAGCCCCACGCCGGGTCTTCCGTTTTAGGGTGACCAATAACGAGCGGCGCTTCATGGACGGACGGGTCATAGGCTTTTACGCAGGCGGCAAGATCGCTTTGCGTGAACGGCAGTTTCGTGCCGTGCATGTCGGTATGAGTACCGGCTTTAAAAATATGAATGGCTGACATTTTGCTGTCCCGCGTGATGTTGTCGGAGACAGTTTGTGGAAAAGCCGCGAAGAGCGCTTTTAATCTGCTTTAGAAAAAATAAGGGGGGATATGACAGAGAGAGGGAAGCAGGAGCGATTAAAGCCGTAAACGAGGGGGCTGTAAACCTTTATAAAGGCTCCGGGGCGGGTAACGCGGTAAATCGCCCGTCCCGGAGGGTTAAAATCAGCGACGGGCCGCAGATTCAAGATGACGCACAATCGTATCGAGAATGGGAACGACCACATCAGACTGCAGCTCACCGTCCCCGTTCATCGGCAGGAACGGGCGGGCCGGAAGCTCAACGGACTCATTGCGCCCCGTTTTACCACCGAACTGGTGAATCGGGCCATAAACGACGTTAGTGCCAACCGCTGCCTGCCTGTCGTCATGGTCGGTGGTCACTGACCCCATCAGCCGCCCGGTGAGTTGCAGCGTCTGACCATCACGATCCTGCGCGGCGAGCGACGGCGTCCAGCCCGGACGGCCCTCATCCAGAAAGTTAAACTGCGTTTCCGCCAGCAGGGTTCCGGCGATTTTGCGCATCGCAGGCTCCAGGTCTGTGGCGGCTAAATCCAGCGCCCGCAGGCTCCGGCGCAGGGACTCATCGTTAATGGTGATGTTGACCAGATTATCGGAAGCCATCGTTATCCTCTCAGTTCCCGCTGTGCCAGCGGTTGTAGCGTGCCCTGATAACGGGCAAGGTCAGGACGGTAAGCCGCACCCGGCGCATAAGACCAGCCGACGTCGGTGGCCACCTTCGTGGTACCGGTGTTGAAGGTGGCGACGTTCTGCATCTCGCCGGTTTTCTCCGACACCAGCTTCAGCTCCCAGCCCATAGCAGAACCTGAATTCACCACCTTCAGACCACGGGCGCGCACATCTGCCGCGCTCAGGGCAATCACCCCGCAGCGACAGCGCCAGCCGTTCGGCGGGTAGAACGCCTGCCAGAACGGGTCATCATAACGCAGCACCAGATTGTGAAGCAGCAGATGCGCCTTGCGGGTATGGCTGTCGTTGATGCCGGTATACATCCAGTACGGCCTGTCGTCGACGTTCTCCATCTGTTCGGCCCAGCGCCCGGCGCTGTAGAGTACGGACATATTGGTACGAAAAATGGTATCGAGACGCCACGGGCTACCCTGCTGGATAGTCACCGGCTCACCCGTTACCGGGTCGGTGGTGTCACGCGGCCCCCACCATCCCTTACGCTGCAGCTCCGGCTCCAGCTCCTTTCGGAACCAGCGGTCTGTCTTCCCTTCGTCCAGCACCTTCTGCAGGGCGCTTCGGATATCCTCCAGAATATCAAGGCGGGTCACTTTGGCGACGGTAAAAGCGCGGGCATGGGCATCCTGCCACATCTCCTCCCAGTCCCAGGTGATTTTATACCCTTTGGATTTCAGGTAACTGATAGCCCGCTTCGGGGGAAGCGTCATGCAGTACGCCAGCTCAGCCGTTGTCACGCTCATGCAGACGCCCCCAGAGTGTTGAGACAAACAGGATACGAGCCAGCCGCTCCTGCAGGTCATCCGCGTTCATCTGCGGGTACAGTTCGGCCAGCGTACCCAGCAGCTCCGAGGGGTTAACACCGCCTTCAACCTGCTTAAACAGCGGTGCCAGCACAGGCTCAAGCACGCCGTTTAACGAGCCACCGTTCATCAGAATATCCAGCGCATCATCCAGCTCCTGCTGAGCCTGAATATCGGCATCAATCGCCTCGGCGAACGACAGCGGCAGCGTATTGTTCTTCTGGCGTTCTGAAGGCGGCGTCTCGTCAATATCACCATCCAGCAGCTGGTACTCGCGTTTGAAGTATTGCGGCGTGAAGACCACACCGGCGCGGCTGAGTTTCTCATCGCGGGTGGCCTGCGTATCGTCGACCGTTCCCTGTTCCCACATCTTCCAGACGGGGCTGGCCACATCGCCAAAGTTCAGCGAGACGGCCTGACGGATAACCTGATTCACTGCACTCACTACAATCTCGGCGTCGGCATCGCGGATATCACTGGTGACTTCCAGCCCGGCCTGCGCAGAGGCGCGGTTGCTGTTCGCCTCGGTGGTCTGGTTCTGCCCCAGCAGGGCAATAGAGATTTCACTGCGGGCGAGCGTAATCAGATTCTGGTAAATATCGCTGCTGTCGGCTTTGCCTGCGGCCTCTTTGATTTCGATAGAGGAATCATCGGGAATAGCCGCCACGGCGTCCTCGACCATCGCCTCCATGGAATCCAGCAGCAGGTCAATCTCGCCCTGAGCCGTACCGCGTGGATGCTTACCGATAACCCACGGCGAGCCAAATTTCTCGGCAAAGCGCACCCAGAACTTCATCCCGCCTTTCTTGAACGTCACAGGCCAGAAGCACATCGACAAATCAGGGAAGCCATACGGGTTGTCGTAGGTCGCATCCTGACGCGGTACCACGAATTTATTCAGTGGTACGGGTTCGCCCTCCAGCCCGGCGTCTTTAGCCCGGAATCGCAGCAGGTTGTCGTTGTCGAACTGGAACCATTCGGGTGGTTTGCCCACGATGTCGGTGATGGCCCAGGACTTAACGGAACGGCCCCACATGATTTCGCAGGGTTGGTATCCGTAGAGCACGGCGTCGGTCATCTCGCCGATGATGCGGGAGATATCGAGGTCGTCGAGCATGTCATTAATAAAGCTGAATACCCGCTCCGGGGCATGACCACGCTCAAGCCCACGCTCCAGCGACTTAACCGCAGCTTTACGTCGGCGGATACAGCCACCAACCAGCGGGTCGGTACGCAGCTCGCGATAGATGCGGATATCCCGGCCCTGTGATTTGAGAATAGGATCGGGATTGGGCAGGTACATCCCCAGACCGAAGAAGTCGATAGAGCGGCTGCGGGACGCAATCTGCTCCGTCAGCGTTTTGTTCGGCTCGGCAAAGCTGACAAATTCATTGGGTGAAACCCAGAGTCCACGCGGCATCAGTAACCCTCCAGCATGCGGGCCGACTGGCGACGACGGCGTGAGCTTGCCTTCACCGGCCCTTTGTTAATTTCACGGCTGGCAAAGTACGCCAGCGCCAGCGAGATAGCCGAGTCCCCGTGGCGCTTGCCACTGTCCGACTTCGCTTTTGACCGCTGTTCCGGTACGCGGGGAACGCCGTTAACCACCTGTACAGCCCGCAGGTCATCCAGCGTGTCTTCATCTTTCGGCAAATCAATCAGGTTGCCATCCTCCAGCGCCGCCTTGACTGGCGGCATATGTTCGCGGTACCAGCTCTCAGTAGGCATGACCTGCTTCACCCGGCTGGAGCCGTAGCGCTGCATGGCATACTCCGCCAGATAGGAGCCGTTACCTCGGGCATCAAGTGCTGCACCCATCAGGTTTGGCAGACCGTCCATCAGATACCAGGTGATTTGTTCCTGCTGCTTGAACGGCACATTACGCAGCTCCATCACGAACGGTACGCGGCGTACCAGGTTCTTCTCCTGCAGCAGTGGATAGTCCACCGACAGGTCACCGCTGCGGCCAAAGTCACGCCCTAAATACGAGCGGGCATCAGCGGGGAGCGCCTCCAGCAGGGGCTTCAGATTCTCATCCAGCCAGTCCTGTGTATCACTGAAGCGCTCAGCGTCGGGCTTCAGCTCGTAGCCCTCAGGGCAGGTCAGGCGCAGCACCGGCGTATCAGGTGACATACGGGACTCAATCAAGGCGCGGGACAGCCACGCACCGCCGCCGTTGGCCGGGATGCAGTCAAGCTCTTCGGATGCGCCGGTGCCGTAGAACTTGTACACCGATGCCATCCACGCCTGCTCAGCGTCCTGCGTCCATTCCTTACCGGTTCGCAGGCAGACACGGTGAAACAAACCCTGCGCAACGGCTTCTTTGAAGGCTATTCGCTGTACGCTGCCGCCCTGACGGCCCGCACGGATATCGCCAATGAGCGTATTGAACGGGTTGTCGTCACCGTCATGGGTGGAGATAACCCGTACCTTACCGCCCCAGATAAGCATCGCCAGCGCCGCTTTCAGCAGTTCGTCCAGTTGCTCATGGAACGCGGCCTCATCAATAACGATAATGCCCTGACGGCCACGTAGGTTAGACGGGCGACTGGAGAGCGCGACAACGCGGAAGCCGGAGTCGGGAAACTTGATTGTGTAGGTCTTGATATGCTTATCGTCTTCGTCCTCTTCCCAGAAGCCTTCTTCAATCTCGCTGGCGGCGTAGTTGAATGCCCGCGCCCACATGGCGCAGGCCTGGATATACTCGACGGTCATGTCCTGGTTATAGGCAATGTAATAGACGTTCATGCCTCCCGCAGGTGCTGAAGAGGCAGCGGTCAGCACGTTATCGGATGCCTCTGCCCAGGTAATACCGGTACGGCGACTCTTTTCAATCACCTTGAGCGGAGAGGTATCTGCCACCCAGCGCTGCTGGTAAGGCATCAGAACAGCGGGCACATCCAGCGCCGAGGTATCAGGTAAAACGGGAGCAAGCTGACTCATGTGGCAATCCCCAGAATTTCACGTCGCAGCGCCTGTACGGCATCAGCAGACAGGCCACCCTTGCGGGCAATCTTCTCGGCATTACCCGCCGCCAGTCGGGCGCGGTCACGGACTTCGCTCTGAAATTTCTTCAGGTTGACGGAGGCGCGGGACAGCGTGGCCACGTTTTTAGCGACCTTGGACAGCAGCGCCACGCGCTCTTTGGGGTCGACTTCGCCTTCTTCTGCTTCCTGCAACTGGACGATACTCTCGAACAGCTCGGTCTGGATCAGGGCGATGACGGCTTCCGAACGCGCATCCTGATCGTCAGCCGCACCCTCGGTCAGCATACGGGCCGCTTCGGTGGCCGCACGGATGGCACCATAGCGGCGCTCAATCTTCTGGCCATAGCGATGGATAGCCGATTTGCTGATGACGTAACCCTGCTCACGCAGCAGGGACTCCAGTTCGGAATAGCCGCTGAAGCCGGATTCATTCAGCGCCCGCTCAAGCCAGCGCCGCACGTTTTCCGGCAGCTTATCTATCGTGCTGCGTCTGGCCATCATTCACTCCAGTACTTTTCCGGGCGGGCAATGCCGGGGCCGCATTCAACGGTATATTCCACCAGGTCAACGCCGAGGCGGGTCAGATCGGCAAACCAGTCGCCGGAGGGTTTTTTCTCCAGTTCGACCATCCTGCGGTCGGCCAGATAATCCAGCTCCCGACGCAGCTCAAGGTGCGTGGTGTCCGGGTAGATGGCGCGGGACACATCCAGCAGCAGCGTCTCGCTGGCGGTGTAGGGGCGGGTTTTGTTCAGAGCAACCAGCAGACTCCAGCGCAGGGATTCCCGGCGCACGCGGGTGATATCAACCATGGTGACCTCCTGTATGACGGTACTGCTGTACCACTTCCAGCTTGTTGTAGAGTGCGTCCAGCTTGGCCTCAATGACCGTCTGGCCCCGGATGTAATCCTCGCGGCGGACGTAGTTCAGCGGTAAATCCGCCTTGAACCGCATAAATTCTTTTTCCAGCTCGCCCCAGTTGGAGGCGGACTGCTGCAGCGACTGCTCAAGGGAGGCGAACCGCGCCGCCTGACGCTCCTCCGCTTTACTGAACAGCCACTTGGCCATACCGCCAACAAAGCTCATAAAGGTGATGAGGAAGCCCACCACCGTCCAGAATTCAACCTGCAACGTCATTTCTGTAATCCTTCTCGTTCGTCCAGCAGACCGTTTATCTGGCCTCGCCAGACGCGGCACTGTCTGGCGTTGTCGATGATGTTGGCGAGGACGTCACGCTGGGAGACGCCTGAGTTGCGTAGCCCGGCGTCAGGGGCTTCAGGAGGCCGGGACGCTGTGCCAGCACCGGGGATAGCGGTGGTAGCGCTGCCTGCATGACCGCTGTCGACGGTTGCGTCGTCATATCCGAGGGCTGCGTTGTACTGGCGCACGAAACCGCGAGTAAACACGCACTCAATGGGATGGCTCTTGCCTTTTTCATCAATCCAGCGCTGTGTGACATCATCAATTTTCTCTTTAAGTTGTTGATTCTGGTTTTCAAGCAGCGATACCTGCTCAAGGTAAGCCGCCTCTGCCTGATGGCCTGCGGCCACCTGCTCCTGATAGCGTTTTACCCAGGCCCGCAGCGCAGCGTTCTCAAGCGTTGCCTGTTCTGTTTTGTATGTATCGAATGCTGACTGCAGCGTGCTGAGTGCCACATCCCCGTCGCGTTTTGCATCACTGTGGCCACCGCGATAACCCCAGTGGTACAGGCCATACAGCACTCCCACTAAAGCAAGCGCGATTAACATGCCGCGCCACGGCAGTTTTTTTATCAGGCTAGTCCACACAGCTGCCGCCTCCCCAGGTGAGATAGCGCGGGGCCAGTTCGTGCAGGATGCGCTGCGGATAATGACGGTTCTCCCGCCAGTTGGCAGCGCTGCGCCCGGCATTCACCGTGGCGACATGCTCAAACCAGCGGGTACCGTCCAGCCCGTTCTGCACGGCCAGACGCTTATCACGCTGTACCCAGCCCAGTCCGCCGTTGTAGCCCGACAGGGTCATGGCCATCCGCTCGCAGCTATTGGCGGCGCTGACGCGCTGCCATAGCCAGCGGTCATAGCTGACCAGCGCCCGGATGGCCCATGCAGGATTAAACGGCTCGCGGCTGTTCAGGCCCGGTACCAGCTGACTAATCCAGTCGGCGGTGGCGGGCATAAACTGTGCCATCCCCTGAGCACCCACTGGCGATACGGCATCGGGTCGCCATCCGCTCTCCTGATGCAGCTGCGCGGCAAAGTCGGCCACCGGTGCTGACATTCCCCATTCAAGCCGGGCATTACGGATCACATCGGCGCGGTACTGCAGGGCCGCCTGCGGAGGCTGTGCCGCTCTGGCCTGGCTGAAGAAGCCGCCACACCAGAGCAGCCAGGCGATCACCAGGTTGCCAGCAAGCTGCCACCAGAAGCTATGCCTGTCGTTGCGTGGTTCGCCATGCTTGATGGCGGTCACGCCCAGACCAAAGGCCAGCAGGATGATGAGTGTGATTTGAGGCCAGTTCATGGTTACAGCCCCGTCGCCACGGCCAGACAGACCGCTGCAACAATCAGCGCACGGCGGATCAATGCGGCAGAAAAGACCAGGTGGAGACCGGTCTGTACCGGGTAACGGCCAGACGCCATCAGCGTTTCATCGTGCTTCAGGTACTGGCCGGGGCGGGCTTTGGGGAATAACGAACGATCGAGCCAGTAACCGAGAACCGCAGCGAGCGTGATGAGCGACAGCTTGTAGACCACCACCGGCAACTGCTGCGGCGATACCAGACCGATGGTACCGAGCAGCAGCACGGCGGTCAGCAGCCAGCCGCTGAGTCGGGGCTTTTTAACGGTGGGAATAATTTTCTTCAGGTTTTTCATGGTGCGTCTCCTTGTTGTGTGGGAGACAGCATCACAAATGTCGGGGGGAATGGATTTTAAACAGCGTTAATAGTGAGGTGATGGGCAAAAATCGCATGATGGCTTTGAAAGAACGACCAGCCCGGTGCACTAACACCGGACTGGTCATCAACCCACAGATGTGTGCTGTGAGCCAACCAGGGTTCAGTCAGTCTCGCGAGACTGGACTAGCCTGCCATATTTTCACCGACTGTAAAAGGCTTACGGATAATGAAACAACAATCTTTACCCATCGTTCCATGGATCGGCGGTAAGCGCCGCCTGGCTAAACATATTTTGCCACTGTTCCCGACCCACACCTGCTATGTGGAACCCTTCAGCGGTGCGGCGGCGCTGTATTTTCTCAAAACACCCAGCAAGACCGAGGTCATCAACGATATCAACGGGGAACTGGTGAACCTTTATCGGGTGGTAAAACATCATCTGGAAGAGTTCATCCGCCAGTTCAAATGGGCGCTGGTGAGTCGCCAGATCTACAAATGGTTGCAGGACACACCGGAAGAAACACTGACCGATATTCAGCGTGCAGCCCGATTCTACTATCTGCAGAAACAGGCGTTTGGCGGCAAGGTAGCAGATCACACCTTCGGCACCTCCACCACCAGTGCGCCGCGCTTTAACCTGTTGCGCATCGAGGAAGAGTTGTCGATGGCGCACCTGCGTCTTTCGAGAACGCTGATTGAGCATCTGGACTGGCACAAGTGTATTGAGCGCTATGATCGCCCGCATACGCTGTTCTACTGTGATCCACCATACTGGGGAACAGAGGGCTATGGCGTGGATTTTCCGATAGGGAACTATATCCACATGTCGGAACTGGCGCGGAGTATCAAAGGGAAAATGATTATATCGGTGAACGATATCCCGGAGATGAGGCAGGCTTTCAAAGGCCTCAACATTCAGGCCGTTGGCATCAACTACAGCCTGGCGGGTAAGTCATCACCGCGCCAGGAACTTGTGATATGCAATTTTTGAAAGGAGAAACGCATGAGTTCAGCAATCAATAAACCCAAAGCCTCATACTTAATGGGAATAACCTGCGATGAGTATGAAACTGCGGCAAAAATCTACACACTTAGCGTCAATGCCGACGATTTGGCAGAGGCAATAAGAGAGATGCAGGCCGCGCTTGAGCAGGTGGAGAAAACGCCACGAATGCTCCCTGAAAATAAGCTGAAAGGAATACTCATAGGCCAGCTAAAATTATCCATTAGAGCCAATCCCAAAAGCAGAAAGCCTTGCTAATGTCAGTTTGTTGGGCAGCTCCAGCTAGTTTTGTCATCAGGTGTAAATATCATCAGACAGCCCGCTCGTGGAGGTTTATTGTCTGATGTAGGAGGTAACACCTCCATTTTTTTCTCTACTGGTGGAGCTTGCCTAATTTCTTTTGCACAACTCACAGCGCTTTCATGATATGAGTCATATTGACGTTTAATTTGTTTTAAAGCGGAACCAATTCTTTGAGAGTCATTTGAGGATAAATCTTTAAGTGAACTAATCTGTTCTGACCACCAACTCTGAGCATTCGCACCCACCATCCTGCAGGAACCATAAGCCGGGAACATATCGTCTTTCGTTACGAACTGATTGCCCTCACCCTCCAGTTGCCTGAACAACCTGCCGTAGTTAGCAAAATCATCAGGTTGCCAGTCTGTTTTTTGCTTAATCATCTGCATGGAATCCCATACCTTTTTCAGGTACGCCACACCGATATCAACACGCTCTTTGTCATTTAACTTTGTGAAATCATATGGTGTATAGGTTAAGTTATCGGAATTGAGATAGAACCAATAGTCACTATCTAAATCCTGTACAACTCTGTCTAGAGCAACAGATTTACAGGCTCTCTTGGGCACTTTAATGGCTGTGCCTTCTTTATTAATTTCAATGAAGCAATTATTTCCCTGAGAGAGATAGTCTGCGGGGATTTTTGCATTTTCAGGAATATGAAACATGATTGTGAGCCAATAGTTTTGTTCAACGTGGGTCTTTTGGAACTGATCAGCATATCGATTTAACCCTGGCAGCATGTTTTTTATAGCTGGTAACAGTTTGTTTACGGTCACATCATCCGTCTGCACACTGAACTCTACTGGTTTAGGCATGGGTGAGTCCGAGACCCCTTCTTGCCCTCCATCACAACCAAAAAGTAAAGACAGTGCAAAAGCCAAAAACACCTTACGCATATAATATCCTTATCAACAAATTTTTCTAAAAAAGAACAGATTAACCCTATTTATTTTTGTTGCAACGTTGTCTGCGAAAAGCAGAGAAGTCGACCACATTACCTTTACCCACGACTCCTCATTGGGCTGATCATCATCCGGCAAATTTGCTTGGTTTTGGCTGAGCAAGGACTTTGCCGACCTCAAGAATAGCCCTCCGCTGTTCGGGGGTCATACCGTCGAAAGCGTCCATTAACTCTTTTTTTTCTGGTGATACTACAGGGCTATCTTGTGAAACATGGTTGCTCACTCCAGTGAGCAACCATGTCAGGTCAACACCAAATTCTTGGTGTATGCGTAATAAAAAATCGCCGCCAGGCATGGCTTTCCCACTTTCTATCTGGCTTATACCACCGTTAGAGATACCGAGGCGAGCAGCAAAGTCACGCTGATTCATACCTGCTTTCTTACGGATTGATGTCACACGTTCACCTACTTCAATGCTCATTAAAATGAATCTCATCTTGATTTGCTCATAATTATGAGCAATAATCTAACACACATAAGGCAAACATCATTGCATCAACGAAGGAGACAACGATGACTGCAGAACAAGTCAAATCACTCTTCCGCCAGCGCGGGGTCACTTTCACCCGCTGGGCAGAAGAAAACGGTTACAGCCGCAATGAGGTTTACCGTGTCCTTAACGGCTTCACCAAAGCCCGTTACGGTAAATCCCACGAAATTGCCGTGAAGCTGGGTCTGAAACCAGATTCAAATGCGGCATGAGATTTTAGCCTGTGTAAAAGGTTATCACATATTGCAAAAAGGGGAATGTGACATGAGTAAGGCAAATGTATCCAGTTCTGGCTCCCGCATTTTGCGTGTACTGAAAGCACTGCGAGGCCACGCCCTGAGCGGTGTTTCTAATGGAGAGCTGGCTACTGCTCTAAGTGAATCACCCGCCAATATTAACCGCGCCCTTAATACCCTTATCGAAGAAGGGCTGGCGCTCAAGCTGGAAAATGGACGCTTTGCACCCGGCATCCAACTTCTGCAGATTGCCATGGCCCATAACAATGAAATGTCCCACGCTCAGGGACGCATAGATGAACTAAACCAGCGTGTTCTGGCTGGAAGCCGCTAAGGAGTAACAATGGCTCGTACAAAATCACAACCTGCGGAACTGACACCTGATGTGGCGCTGAACCCTGAACTGGAAGCGACCCAAAATCTGATGGCAACAGTCACTAGCCAACTCAGCGATGAGCGTGACCTACTGAACCAGCTTCTTGGTCAGGCACAAATGGCAGATGCTTTTGCTCAATTTTCCAAGACCGTCTTGACTTCCAAGATGGCATTTGTCAAGGAAAATAAACTTTATCAATCACTTAAAGGAAAGAAAGGTCAAGACGGTCTTGAGTTTTCGGGCACATGGGCAGAATTCTGTAATTTGCTGGGGTACACCCCTGAGCATGCGAATGAATCAATAAATAATCTGCAATCTTTCGGCGAAGAAGCCTTGGATTCCATGTCCCGCATGGGGATTGGCTACCGCGAGTTGCGCCAGTTCCGTCGCCTGCCTGACGACCAAAAAAGCGCCCTTATCGAAGTGGCCAAAGAAGGTGATAAAACGGCACTGCTGGAGCTTGCCGAGGAAATGATCGCCAAGCACACGAAAGAGAAGGAAAACCTCAAAACGGATCTCGAAATCAGCCGTCAGACGCTGGCCGAAAAGAAAGATGAGATTAATGCTCTCAAAGACCAGACAGACGAGCTGAAGGCCAAGCTGACGCGCCGCGCCACAACCGAGACGCCAGATGAAGAAGGCCAGGCGCTTGAAACAGAAACCACGGGCCTAAAAAGCGGCGTACTCAGCGCTCTTATCAATCTCAAATGCGGTTTCGAGTCACTGGCAGAACATGCTGAACGCACCGGCATCAACCACACCCACATTATGTCAGGGCTGCTTGATGATATCGAAGCCCGTGTCGTCGACATGCGTCAACAGTTTGACCTGCCTGACTTCCGCGAGATTGACGGCATGCCGGACTGGGTGAAAGAAGCACAGGAAGAGGATGAATAACATGGTCGCTTCACATCTGACACCACCTGTAAGAGAACGGGAACCGCAGGAAAGCCTTTACATGGACAGCCCAGAAGTTCTTGGACACGCGCTATGCACTCTTGTACCAGACATGATGGCGGGATTCTGCATCCTGACCAGTACTGGAGAAATCAGGATTTCAGCACCCGATGCGCCTTCATTTGCCACCGCAATGGAAGCGTTACTTCTGGAAAAAATTCACCATATCCAGGACGAACACTGTCGAGATTTTGCCAACAAACGGGCTGTTGAGATTGCGGAGAAACTTCAAGAGAACAGTGAGAAATGGAAGCAATGGCAACAAAAAGCGAAGGCTGATTCATGAATCCGGCGCTGACGCAACGGCTCGTCAGCATAGCCGCCGCCGCTGACGCAGCCGGACACGGTGAAAAAGAGGCGGTATACCGGGCGGCGTGCGAAGAACTGCAGATGTCACGCGCCACATTACTAAAAAAACTGAAGGGGGTGCGGATGAGCAAGCCACGCAAACAGCGTTCCGACACTGGCAAAACGACGCTGACCCACGGTGAAATGCTGACCATCTCCGGTGCGTGGCTGGCATCCCCTCGCCCCGGCAACGGTAAAAAGGGTTACAGCCTGGAGGATATTGTGGACGGTTTACGCGATAACGGCCTGATTGTGGCTGGCCGTACAGACACCGATACCGGGGAGTTTTTCCCGCTGTCCGTTGACGCCATCAGCCGCGCCCTCAAACAACATCGTATGCACCCCGATCAGCTTCGCGCCCCAGCTCCTGCGCTGGAACTGGCCAGCCTGCACCCTAATCATGTCTGGCAGTTGGATGCGTCCATCTGCGTGCTTTATTACCTTAAAAACCCGACCAAAAAGGCGAAGGGGGACACAGGGTTGCGCGTCATGAACGCGGCAGAGTTCAACAAGAACAAACCCCGCAACCTTGACCGTATCGTTAATGACCGCGTGTGGTCATTTGAAATCACTGACCATACCACTGGCTGGATCTACGTTGAATACCGTTTTGGCGGGGAAAGCGCAGTTAACTTTCTTGAGGTGATGATTAACGCCATACAGGAACGCGGCAGCGCCGATGTACTGCACGGCGTACCGCATATCCTGTTCACCGACCCCGGCTCAGCGCTAGTCTCAGCTTCGTTGCTCAATATGTGTCGGGCTATGGGTATTCGCACCATTCAGCATAAAGCCCACAACGCCCGCGCCACGGGTTCGGTTGAAAAGGCCCGTGACATTATTGAACGCAAGTTCGAGGGCGGTCTGCGCTTTCTCCGGGTGGACGATATTGATGAACTGAACCGCCTGGCTCGTCTGTGGCGCATGAAGTTCAACCGCACGGCAGTTCACGGGCGGCATGGCATGTCACGCACTGATGCCTGGCTGAAAATCACCGAAGAGCAGTTGGTCAAAGCGCCAGCCCCGGAAATCTGCAAAGAGCTGGCCGTCTCAGCCCCGGAAGAACGCACGGTTACTGGCAAGCTACGCGTGCCTTTCCGGGGCAAGGAATACGATGTTTCCGGCGTCCCGGATATTTACGTTGGCGATAAAATACTGGTTGCCCGTAACCCATGGTCGGACGACGAGGCCCGGGTGGTCACCGTTAACGATGAAGGTTTTGAGAGCTTCCATATAATCCAGGCCGTCCAGAAAGACGAACTCTGGCAGTACAGCACTAGTGCGCCAGTCATTGGTCAGGAATATCGCCAGCTGCCACAGACCATTACCCAGAACAACCGCGACGAGGTGGAACAACACACCTATGGCACCGCCAGCAAGGAAGAAACCGATGTGGCGAAAAAAGACAAAGCCCTTCCGTTCGGTGGTCGTTTTAACCCTTATCTGGATATTGAACGTGATGACCATCCTGCCTATCTGCCTAAGCGCGGTCAGGCTTCTGAAGTGCGTAGCCCCCGTGTTGAGCAGCGCCCTTTGACTCACGTTGAAGCCGCGAAGGTACTGCGTGAGAAGTTCGCTGCAAGTGGGCACAAGTGGACGCCGGAGCACTACCGCCAGTTAGCGGCACAGTACCCGGATGGCGTACCGGAAGTTGCGCTGGATGAGGTGATGGTCACCCTGACCACCCCGGCCCGCAGCAGCGTTATCAGCATCGTTAACGGCAACTGAGGAGGAAGACATGCTGGTACTGAAGCAACAACTGAAAGAGGCCCGCATCCCGCAGGCGGTGGTGGCGAGAGCCGTTGCCGTTTCCGAGGCCACGCTGGCCCAGATTGTGAACCATAACGAGTGGCCACGCACCAGCCCCGAAGAGGTACGCCAGCGTCTGGCGTTGTATCTGGAAAGTCAGGGGATTGATACAGCGAAAAGTTTTGATGCTGCACAGGGCGCTGTCACGCCCCGTACAGCGGGCACTACCGATAAAACCAACCTCAGTGAGGAAGAGAACATGTTACTCAAAAAGCAGGTGTTATTTCCAGCAACTAAAAAAGCGTTTGGCCTATTCCGTGACCCATTTGCCGACGATGCCATGCAGGGCGCGGAGGATGTGTTCACCACGCCCGATATCCGTTACGTGCGTGAAGCTCTGTACCAGACTGCCCGCCACGGTGGCTTTATGGCGGTTATCGGCGAGTCTGGTGCGGGTAAATCCACGCTGCGCCGCGACCTGATTGAACGCATCAACCGTGAGAATGCGCCAGTGGTGGTCATTGAACCCTACATCATCGCCATGGAAGACAACGACGTGAAAGGGAAGACCCTGAAGGCGGCGGCTATCGCCGAGGCCATCGTCAGCACCATCGCGCCGCTGGAGAATATCAAGCGCAGTCAGGACGCCCGTTTTCGCCAGTTGCACCGCGTACTGAAAGACAGCTGCTCAGCGGGTTTCAACCACGTACTGGTGATTGAGGAAGCCCACAGCCTACCAATTCCAACTTTAAAGCATCTCAAACGCTTCTTTGAGCTGGAGTCCGGGTTTAAACGGTTGCTGTCGATCGTGCTGATTGGCCAGCCGGAGCTGGCAGACAAACTTTCCGAACGCAACATGGAGGTACGTGAAGTCGTACAGCGCTGCGAGGTGGTTGAACTGTTGCCACTGGACAACAGCCTCGAAGAGTTTCTGGCGTTCAAGCTGCAACGTGCCGGTAAGCAGCTGGCCGACGTCATGGACGCCAGCGCGGTTGACGCCATTCGCGCCCGCCTGAGCAATCTGGGCAGCAACCGTAAAAGCATGGTCAGCCTGCTGTATCCGCTGGCCGTCAGCAACCTGGTGATAGCCGCCATGAATCTGGCTGCTGAAATCGGGGTTCCACAGGTTAACGCCGACGTCGTCAAAGGGGTGTAACAATGAAATCCATCACTGATATCAACCAGCAGATACACCATCTGCAGTCTGCCATAGCAGCGCTGAACGCCATGAACAGCACCGTTCAGAGCGTCATGATTGTAGGCAGTAAGCCGGTCATCCGCATCGCCAGAAACGGTCACTGTGCTCGCCTGCTGGAGCAGGGCAAAGCCAGTTATATCCATGTTGGCCATGACGGTTCAGGCCGCTTTCGTCAGGGCGTATTTGAGTTGCATGGCTGCCGGATTACCTGGTCAGAGTCATTACATTAACCACAAGGTGAACAACAATGAGCGAAATAAACAAAGACGAATATATGAAAGACCGCAAAGGCCGTCTGGTGCCGGTTGCGCAGGTGTCCGATTACGATCTGGCGATGGATTCCTTTGTCAAAGAGCAGGTCGCGGCAGCTAAGGTCAAAAGTGCTGACCTCAGCGACTTCAAGCAGCGTGCTTTTGATGAGTGCTATGCCTGGCTTGACCTCGTGGCCGAGAAGTACGGCAGAACACGTGGCGGGGTTAAGGGTAACGTAACATTCAGCAGCTTTGACGGCAGTGAACAAATCACTATCCGTGTGCAGGAAACCCTGACGTTCGGGCCCGAGCTGCAGATCGCCAAAGACCTGATTGACGAGTGCGTTACCGAGTGGTCTGAAGGCGCGAACGCCAACCTGCGGGCCATCATTGGTGATGCCTTCCAGGTTGATAAAGAGGGCCAGCTTAATACCGGGCGTATTCTTTCCCTGCGCCGGGTCAAAATTCAGGACGAACGCTGGAACCGGGCGATGGAGGCGATATCGGAATCACTGCAGGTAGCTATGTCCAAAACCTATATTAATTTCCGGGAGAAAGATAAACACGGGAAGCTAATTAATATCCCGCTAGATATCGCTGCCATTTAATTTTAATTCATTTTCTTTTTATTTCGGCGTCAGCGCCGTGGGTTTCTGCACGCCGAAAACAGCTTTAAGGAATTAAACATGTCCATCAAATGTACCAACTGCCAGCAAGGTATTACTACCATGAAGTTCAGCGAGGCCAGCGTCATTACCTCCGGTAAATACCGTGTCCCTGCGGTTCTCGTCACGCTGGTATGCCCTCACTGCAGCCAGCATTACTACGTGGAAGTTCCTGCCATGGAGTTTATCCCCTGCGAGGCGAAACAATGAAAGGCATGAAATTATATAACCGCTCCACTATTTATAGTCTGGCCCTGAAAACCTTTGGCCCTGAAGCACAGGCGCTGAAGCTGATGGAAGAAGCCGCCGAACTGGCCGCTGCTGCCGCCCGCAACATGAACGGACTGGGCAGTGAAGTTGACCTGGCTGGCGAACTGGCCGACGTTGAAATCATGATTGAACAGTTCCGCCTCAACGGGATGGGCCTGATGATTGACTATCATAAGCAGCAAAAGCTGGAACGCCTCGCCGAACGTCTGGGGGTGACTTATGCCGCAGAATAATGAAAAGGTGCTGGAGAAGTTAAAAAAGCTGCTGGCGCTGGCCAAATCAGATAACCCCCATGAAGCGGCACTGGCCCTGCAACGCGCCCAGAAGCTGATGCAGGCATACAATATTACTCAGCATGATCTTGCACTCAGTGATATCGATGAAAGCATCAGTCGCTACTGGGCCGCAGGCAGCGTTAATCCCCCTCGCTATATGCTGGGCCTGCTGGATATTATCCAGGTTGCATTTGGGGTTAAATCGATTATTCACTCTGGTTTTAAACCCAGCGTTGGCTTTTACGGTAATAAAGACCGCGTGGAACTGGCCTCATACACATGGGAAGTACTGGCCAGACAATTAATAGCGGCACGTAAAAGCTATATCGGGCAGCAGAATAAAAGGATCAAGAACAAAACCAAAACCAGCCGTGGTGACAAATTTGCCGAAGGCTGGGTTCTGGCCGTGCGCAGCGAAGTTCATTTATTTGCTATGTCCCGCGAGGAACGGGAGCTGGCTAAACTCTGGCTTGAGCAGAAATACCCGGAATCAGGTACAACCATGGGCCGTGAAGCCGGGAAATCACGTGACGCAGACATGTCCCGCCACCTTGGCTACAGAGAAGGCGAGAACATCAGGCTGCACCAGCCGGTAAACGGACAGGAACAGCGGAAACTGGGGGCACAATAATGGCAGAATTCGTTGTATCTGGTGTGTTCTGGTATGGATTTGTGGGCTGGTGTACCGCTCAGTTGCACCTTTATATGGGCTTTTATTCGCGTTATCAGGGGGCAAAACGCTGGATTAGCTGGTCAGTTATCTGCCTGCTCTGGCCATTAACCCTGCCGCTTTTTGTCGACTATGTTAGCCAACAGGATGCTGGGGGCGACAGCCATGACTAAACAACAGTTAATCCAGCTTATTCACATTGCCCGTAATGACCTGAAGATGGATGAAGATACCTATCGCCAGATGTTGCAGGGGCTAACCGGCAGGGCTTCAACCAAAGGGATGGATCTTCCGCAGCTAACTAAAGTGCTGGAGTCCATGAAAAAGAAAGGATTCAGGGTTAAGCCTGCCGGAAACGCTAAAACCGGTATTGCGCTGGATGACCATCCACAGTCTCGCAAAATACGCGCTCTCTGGCTGGATATGGCTACTGCAGGCGTTATCCGTGACAGTTCTGAACTCTCGCTGGCACGTTGGGTGAAACGGGAAACCGGTGTTGACGGGTTGCGCTGGCTGAACTCGGAACAGGCCAGCAGTGTTATTGAGAAGCTCAAAAAGTGGCATTACCGGACAACGGGGAAACGAACATGAGCGACCATAGCCAGTTTCGCAGTAAAGGGCCTGAATTGCTGGTTGAACTTGCCCAGCATACCGCTACAACGGTGCGTGAAATCATCGAGATTGACATCGCAGTGGCTGACCAAATCGGCGAGGCAGTAGCCAACCGCATGATGCAGGTCTGGGGCGGGCAGAACGTGTATTTCCCGATGGGCATGGTCTGGAAGGTCAGCCAGCGCGACAGGGAAATCTTCCTGGAGTTCGACGGACGCAACCATCACGAGCTGGCCCGCAAGTTCGGCGTTTCGCTACAATGGATTTACAGCGTGGTGAAACGGGTTAAAAGGGAAGAACTGGATCGGATGCAGGGTAAGCTGTTTGATGGTGAACCTGATGACGATGCCGGAACGAGGGAATAAAATCACAATCCAGACTGGTTCGAATTTGTTTTTTTTCGGGCCGGTCTGATTTTCACATACTGTAAGGTTATTGCATATTCCATCCAGTCTCTTCCCATGTTGACCCAGTTCATCCCATAATTATCTCACTAATTCCCTGTCATTTATCTCAAGTCTAATCATTCTAGCGTGTGTGCCACGCGCTCGCGTTCAATACGTTTTAAGAACAGCAGATTCAGCAACTCCTGAACTTGCACCGGTGTGAGTACCGTCTGCGGTGTACCGTTCCAGTGCTGTTGGGCAAAATCACGTACCGACTGCCATTCCTGCGATTCCATTGGATGTTTCAATGCCGCCTGCAACGTATTGAGCGTTGGGGCCGCTTGGGTGCTTAGCGTCAGTCGCGCCTGTAACAGCGTCACCAGCGCGTTAAAGTGCTTAGCCGGCAGCGTATCCCCTGATTTGACACCGGAGAGTTCGAGCAGAGATTGCCAGATAAGTTTATTCGAATCACCGGTAGCGGCAGACACTTTGGTCACCAGTTGATTCAGCGTATTGTGTTCAGCCGGAAGCAGTGGGCGATCGGTTGCCGGGCGTTGCTGCGGCTGCGGGATGGACAATTGTCCCTGCTGTAATAGCAGCAATACGCTTTTCAACTGCTGTGGCGTCAGTTGGCTCAGGGCCGTCTGCCCAAACTGTTGGCGAATATAGTCGCTGACGGCCTGGCGATTATTACCCTGACCCAGCAGCTCAGTGAGCTGAGACAGCGTTTGACGCGTGCTCAGTTTCTGCTCGGCGGTGCCGATACGTTGATTCAGATTTTGTTCGGCAGCGGGAAAGTGGCGCGCCTGTAAGGGCGTATCATTCTTCAAGCCCAGATCATGTCTAACCCCCGCCCAGACTTCGGCATTTTGTTGCGAAGTCATGGCGATTAATCGCGTGATCAATCGTTCCAGCACGGTACGTTGCTGGGTACTTAGTGGCTGTTCTCCAGCCGGGGAGAGGGGAGGGGTACCGGCCCCCGGAGGGCGCGCAGGCATACCTGAAATGGGTTGTGTCAT